ACATGGGTGTTCAGCGTGGCCGCGAGGCTTATGCGCTTCTCAAGGAAGGCGACATCGACGGCCTTTCGATCGGCTATCGTATCAAGGAGTACAGCGTCGACACTGAGACTGGTGTCTGGACACTTCAAAAGCTTGACCTGATCGAGGTCAGCGTCGTGTCCGTCGGGGCGAACGAGCATGCTGTTGTGCAGAGCGTAAAAGCCGCCAAGGCGGCGCACGATCTTATGGAAAAGCTGAAGGCCGGGGACCGGCTGACAGAGAGAGAGTTTGAGACCTGCCTTAAAGGGCTAGGCTTCTCCAACTCGCAGGCGGAGCGCGCCGCGCGTCTCCACCTGAAAGGGCAGGGGGAACCTGTCGACGCGGCTGACGATGGCGTTGCATTCCTGCGCGCACTCATGGGCTGAACGCTCTTATTCAACCGAAAATCAGGAGGTTCCCATGCCGGAACAGAAGACTGCGGCCGAGCTTGCCGCAGAGGTCAAGCGTGACTTCGAAACCAAGCATGACAAGGTGAAGGAAATTGCCGAAAAGGCGCTCGCCGAAGCTGAAAAGGGCACGCCGCTCGCTACCACTGCCAAGGAATTGGCTGACGAAGCGATCACCGGCATGAACGAAGCCAAGGCTCGTCTGGACGAGCTCGAGCAGAAGATGGCCCGCCGGGGCGTCCAGAGCAACGAGCAACGGACCGCTGGCCAGATCTTTGTCGAGGACGATGGCTTCAAGGCGTTCGCAGGCCAGACGCGCCCTCGTGGCCGCTTCATTGCCGAAGTGAAGGATATCACCTCGCTTACCACCGATGCGCCCGGCTCCGTTGGCACATTGGTTCGCCCGGATCGCGCAGCCCCAGTTGAACTGCCGCGCCGTCGGATGACGATCCGCGCCCTCATCGCCCCCGGCAATACAGGGTCCAATTCGGTCGAGTACGACAAGGAGAAGGGCTTTACCAACAACGCAGCTCCGGTTGCTGAAGGTGCTCTGAAACCACAGTCCGAAATCCAGTATGAAGAGGCAGTGGCGCATGTTCGCACGATTGCCCACTGGATGCGCGCATCGGTTCAGATCCTGGCGGATGCTCCCGGCCTTCGCTCGATGATCGATAACCGCCTGCGCTATGGCCTTGCCTATGTTGAAGAGAACCAGCTTCTCAATGGCAGCGGTACCGGTCAGAACCTTGAGGGACTCGTTACAGCAGCAACAGCCTTCGCCGCGCCGGCAGGTGCTGCTGCGGCAGATCAGGAGATCGATACGGTACGCTTGATGATGCTCCAGGTTGCGCTCGCAGAGTATCCACCAAACGGCATCGTTCTGAATCCGATCAACTGGCACAACATCGAGACGCTCAAGGACACCACGGGCCGCTACATCATCGGCAACCCGCAGGGCACTCTTTCGCCCACGTTGTGGAGCCTCCCGGTTGTTGCCACCCAGGCGATGGGTGTTGGCAAGTCGCTCGTTGGCGCGTTCGATCTCGCAGCCCAGATCTTTGATCGGCAGGATGCCACCGTCGAGGTGTCAACCGAGGATCAAGACAACTTTGTAAAGAACAAGGTCACGATCCGCGCCGAAGAGCGCTTAGCTTTCGCAATCTACCGCGAAGAAGCGCTTGTTTACGGCGACCTCGCTGTGCCTTCTGGCGAATAATCGTCGGCTCATCACGGCGGGCGGCTTCGGTCGCCCGCTCCATGAACCGAAGGAGATGGACCCATGGTCAAAGCGATCCTCACCAAGCCATTAGACGGGCAGCCTGAAGGCACTGAGCGCGAGTTCAGCCAAGCTGATTTCGACCGTCTCAAAGCCAAGAGTGCCGTGCGCGCCGCTGGCGATGAGAAGAAGGCCGCGCAGCCGCCCTTGAACAAGAAGGCACCCGAGGTCGCCAACAAGGCCGAGAAGTCGGCACTAAAGAACAGGAGCGAGTAGCCTTGATGCACCGTCCCGTCCTTGTCACGTCAGCAACAGAACTGCCTGTCTCGATTGAAGAGGTGAAGCTTGCGCTGCGCATAGACGAGGCGGAATTGGATGCCGAAATCGAAAGCCAGATCCAGGCTGCCGTCGCCCACTATGAAGGCTGGAACGGCATCCTCGGCATATCCATTGCGGATCAGGAGTGGCGGCAGGACTATGACCGGTTCGATCGCCAGCTGCGCCTGCTTGTCGGCCCAGTGCAGCCGGAAGGCATGGCAGTGACCTATCGCCGCCCGGATGGCCAGCTAGCGACGGTGTCACCTTCCTCCTACTCCTTGCGCATAGACAGCGCGGGCAGGGCAAGCGTGCGCTTCGACGCCAGCTACCAGTTACCCACCGATCTGCATGAAAGCGGCGCGGTCTCCGTGACGTACCGGGCGGGCTATGCGGAGGTGCCGCACGACATCAAGACGGCCATCAAACTCCGCGTGCAGATGATGCTGAACGAGGCCGCGCAAGCGAACCTTCAGCATCTTGAGCGGGCTGAGGATGCGCTAATAAGCAAGTACAGGCGGGTGGGGATCTAATGACCGTCGCTCAGAACCTTGATCGCCGCATCACCATCCGCCGCCAGACAGAAGGCGGGAGAGACGAATGGAACTTGCCAACTCCGGGCGAGGCGATCGAGTTCACGGTATGGGCAGCACGCCAGGACGCCTCCGACGGCGAGCGCATGGCGGCGGGCAGCGTCGGCGGCTATCGCATGACGCGGTTCATCGTCCGCCACTCAGAGCGGACGGCAGGCATCCTCCCCAGCGACACGCTCATTCACGAGGGTCGTGAATACAACATCATCGGCATCAAGGAAGCGCAGGGCGGTCGCCGTCGCTTCATCGAGATCACGACGAACGTGGATACCGATAGATGAAGACGAGGGTGCGCACAGAAGGTTTTCAGGAACTGGAGAAGGCTCTAGCTGAGCTCCCAAGAGCCACCGCCAAGAACGTGATGCGGCGCGTTCTGCGGAAGGTCGCGCAGCCGATGGCCGACACGATGAAGGCGAAGGCCCCTGATGACCCGAAGACCGGCGGCAATGATCTCCGCTCATCCATAGGCGTCGGCACGCAACTCTCGAAGCGGCAACGCGGCTTGCACCGGAAGATGTTCAAGGACGACAAGGCGTCGGTCGAAGTGTTCGTCGGCGCCGGTCCAGTGCCGCAGGCGCACCTGCAGGAATTTGGAACGGTTCATCATGGGCCTCAACCGTTCGCTCGGCCAGCGTGGGACCAGCACAGGGAAGAGCTTCTCCCCCAGATAGGCGAGGAAATGTGGGCCGAGATTGAGAAGGCCGCGCAGCGTCTCGCACGCAAAGCCGCTCGCGCAGCAGCGAAAGGCAAATAGCTCTATGGAAGCAGCGTTGCTATCCCTGCTTGCGCCGGTCGCAGGTGGGCGGCGGTACTATGTGCGAGCGCCCCAGGGTGAGCCATATCCACATCTTGTCCTGAACCGGGTCTCGGGCAACCCCAACTACACGATGGGGGGGCCAAATGGGTTCGTTCGGACGCGGGTGCAGATCGACGTCTACGGGAACACCTGGCCGTCGACGTTCTCAACGGCGCAGGCGGCGCAGGCTGTGCTCTCCGGCTTTACCGGCGTGGTTGGCTCGACCCGTTTCCAAGGCATCTTCATCGAGAGCGTCCAAGACCTGCCGGCCTCGGATGCTGGGGACGTTACGCAGCTCTACCGCATATCCATCGACATCATGATCCACCACAATCCTGCATAGGAGCACCGAAATGACCGACGCAATGATCGGGTATCAGACCAAATACAGCATCCGCGCAACTGCCGGGTCGATCGGCACGCTCACGGAGATTGCCGAGGTGATTAATGTGACACCCGGCGAGGCGACCGCTGACCGCATCGACGCGACCCATATGCAATCGCCCAACCGCCGACGCGAATACATATCGGGCCTCATCGACAACGGTGAAGCGTCTTTCGAGATCAACTGGGTGCCGGGTTCTACGACCGATGAGTTCATCCGAGGGCTATTTGAAAGCGGCGAGACGCGGGAGCACCAGATCGAATTCCCGAACGGCGTGACGGTGACTTACGAGGCCAGCATCATCGGCTATTCGAAGGCTATCCCGATCGATGACCGCATGACCGCAACGATCACTATTGCCGTTTCCGGCGCTGAAACGTGGGCGGAGGCGGAGTAATGGTGAACGACATTAGAGGTGAAGTCGGCTTCACGGCGCTCGATAAAGATTGGACGCTGAAGCTGGGGAATGGTGCCGTCCGTCACGTTGAGAACGAGACAGGCAAATCCTTCACCCAGATCGGCAAGGACTTGTCGAATGAGGCAACGGCATCAATCTCACTTCTTACGCAGGTATTTTGCGCTGCGCTCAAGCGTCATCACCCAGATGTCACGATGGAGGATTGCGACGACATCATAGATGACATCGGCCACGAGCAGGCTGGCACGCTACTTGGGAAGGCGTTCGAACTGATGCAGCCAAAGGGCGCTAAGGCAGGTGCTGCGCGCCCTCGGAAGGCGACGACCGGATAGACTGGCCGTCGCTGATTACTGCATGGTGTGAGGCGGGGCAGCCGTATGAGCTGTTCTGGGAACTGACGCTCTACGAAGTCAGTCTCATCATCGAAGGCGTGTCGAATAATTGGAAGCGAGAGCATGACGAACTGCTCTTCCATGCTTGGCATACGGCATATCTCACTGCCTATGCGCCTCAGAAGCCCAGCAAGTTCGTGAAGCTGGAGAAGCTCATAGGCGCAGCGAACCGTCCTCGTGGCAGGCGGATGACGCCGGAAGAAATCGAGGCGGTCACGCGTTCTTGGCTGGCAGGGCGAAAGCGTAAGCCGCAGTAAGCGACGTGGGGCCGCACCCTCCCTCTGCCAAGGCCCACACGTTTCGGAATGAGAGTCAGATAACATGGCATCAGCGGTAATCGGCGCTCTGCGCGTTAACCTTGGCCTTGACAGCGCCGAGTTTCAGAACGGCCTGAAGAACGCGGAGAAAAGCACCAGCACCTTCGGCAAGGGTCTCAAGGTCGCTTTCACGGCCGTCGCGGCGGCTGGCGCTGCTGCTTTGGCTACCCTCGCTGTCTCGCTTAAGAACACGCTTGCATCTGTTGATGATATCGCCAAGCGCGCACAGGTCTCGAATACCTCATTCGAGAGCTTCCAGCGTCTTGCATATGCCGCACGCACTGTAGGCATCGAAGCCGACAAGCTAGCGGACATTTTCAAGGACGTGAACGATCGCATCGGTGACTTCAGCCAAACCGGCGGCGGCCCGATGGCTGACTTCTTCGAGAACATTGCTCCGAAAGTCGGTGTGACCATCGATGCCTTCAAGCGGCTCTCCGGGCCCGAGGCTCTGCAGCTATATTACGACAGCCTACAGAAAGCCGGCGTAAATCAACAGCAGATGACCTTCTACCTGGAGGCCATGGCGTCGGACGTGACGGCGCTCATTCCGCTCCTGGAGCAAGGTGGCGAAGGGTTCCGGAAGCTTGGCGAAGGCGCTTCGGTTATTTCGGGCGAGGATGGCGCGCGCCTCAGTGCCTTTAATCAATCGATGCGGGACTTGGGGCAAGCGTTCAGCGACGTTGCCCTCGCAGTAGTGGCGTCTCTCGCCCCGGCGCTATCTGTCGTGGCGGCTGGCTTCGATGCGTTCAGCGGGTTCCTCCGACAGATGATCCAGTACCTGCCTACTGTTGCAGAGTATGCGGCAGTGGCGGCAGGTTCCTTGGCGATCATGGCGGCTCCTGCTATCGTCGCGTCGGTACTGAGTTTAGCCGCTGCCATTAAGGTCGGTCTCGTCGGGGCATTAGCTCTATTGAAGACGGCTATATTGGCAAACCCCCTCGGTGCGCTTGCTATCGGGATTGCTGTCGCTGTGACCGCGATCTACCATTTCCGAGACGAGATCCAGAAAGCGATCGGCGCTGATGTGGTGCAGGTCGTGAAGACGGCCGCAAATTTCGTCATCAACTCTTTCCGGGCGGCATTCGCGGACATCCAGTTCGTCTGGGAAAACTTCGGCGACATCATGGGAGCGGCGGTCATCGGCGGCGTGAACGCTGCCATTCGGGCAATCAACGGCCTTATCGAGAAAGCGGCCCAAGGCATTGACTGGCTGATTGAGAAGGTCAATTCGATCCCCGGCATTGACATACCGTTGGTCGGGGGCAGCGGTGGCCCGCTTAGTGAGTTGGACAACTCCTACGGGGACCGTCTTGGCGCTGCCAATAACGCGCATTCTGCTGCTATCAACGATATCATGTCCAGCGATCCTATCGGCGCGCTAGGGGCAGCATTTGAGGCGTCTACGCCAGCCGCGCTCAATTTCGCATCGGCTGTGAACCAGGCCAGAGATGGCATCAAGGGCGTGAGCGATGCCATAAATGGCGCTGAAGGAGGTTCCGGCGGTGGGGCTGGAGGGGGCGCGACCGATGGGATGCTCGCCGGTCTGGAACAGCTCCGGCAGTCGCTCATGACCGCCGAGGAAGCCGAGCGCAACAGCTATGCAAATCGGCTGATTGCGATCCAGGAATACTACGATGCCGGCCTGATCCAAAAGGCCGAGTATGACGACCTGATGGAGCGGGCTCACCAAGAGCATACCGATCGCATGGCTGAAATAACCCGGCGCGGCGTGGAGCAGGAAATGCGCATGCGGGGCCAGCTTGTCGGCAATCTCAGCAGCGTCATGGGTTCGCTAAGCTCGATCCTGGAGAAGACCGGAGACAAGAACCTGGCGGCCGCCAAGGCGTTTGCTGTGGCTGAAGCAATCATCAACACGGCTCAGGGCATTACCAAGGCCCTCGCGCAGGGTGGCATGTTCGGCTTTGCCGGTGCGGCGGCGGTTGCTGCAGCGGGCGCGGCGCAGATTGCGACCATTCTCAGCGCGAACAAGGGCTCTTCTCGTCGGCCTGCAGTCAGCGGATCAGGGGCTTCCAGTGGGTCAGGAGAAGCAACACGGAACGACACGCCATCCGGTGGCACGGTGAACCTCCAGATCCAAGGCTTGAGCCGCGATGAGTTGTATTCCGGCGAGCAGGTGCGGGAGCTGATGGACAGGATGGTTGAGTTGCAGCGCGATGGATACCAGTTAATCGTGGTGGATACATGATAGTCATATCGGAAGCGCTCTATGCACTATCGCCAGAGTTCAACCTTACCCACCCGATCATCGGCTGGCATACGTTGCTCACCCCGAGCGGCATCGTTGCGGGCACGGCTGAGCCAACATTCCCATCCAGCAATCTTGCCCGGCCATCAACGGTCGAAAGGTGGCAGGCGCTCAACACAAATGTCCAGTACATCACCTTTGAGGTGAATGGCGAAGCTGACTATGTCGGCATCGCGCGTCACAACCTGGGCAGTGGCTCGGTCGTTGTATCAGTGGAGGCCGAAGCGAGCGACGATCTGGATGTCTGGGGGGAAGTGATTGGAGAGTTCATCCCGGACGATGACGGGCCGCTTGTCATGCGCTTCGTTCCGGGGGAATTCAGCCGCATAAGAATACGGCTGGAGCCGGCTGACATCGTCCCGCGAATTGCCGTGGTCTACATTGGCAAGATCCTCGTCATGGAACGGGGCGAGATGCCAGACGTGACGCCGATACCGTTTGCTGCATCGAATGACGTGGTGCGGGCTCGCGCGCAGAGCGGAGACTATCTCGGCTCCATCGTGCTGCGGCAGGGCCTCAAGACCTCGATCAAGTTCCAATACCTGCCGCTCGACTGGTACTTGGCGAACATGCAGCCGTTCGTGGACGCATCTCTAACGCGGCCCTTCTTCTATGCCTGGTCACCTGCTGAGTTCCCCGATCAGGTTGGCTATGCCTGGACCACGGCTGATGTCCGTCCTTCCATTGACATACCGCGGTTTGTGGAAGTGCAGCTCTCGCTTGAGGCCGTCAAAGTATGAAGTCGCTGACCTTCATCGAAATCGACATCGACTATTGCGAGCTCGCATATGGCGTTGGCGCTTGCACAGCCGTTCTGGGCGTGGACAGCACCCGCAAGTGCTTCAACACGATATCGACGTGCGCCAAGCGCGAAGACCTGCAGCTGGGCAAGGTGACGCTGCGCTTCGGCATCCCCACGGACTATCTGGCAGAGAGCGGCATCGACTGTATCCCGAACATCGAGGCGGTATCAATCACGCCGGCGGTGGTGTCACTCGGCAAGGATCTGGGAACCCGCGCTTCAGTCCGGGTGACCTTCTCCGATCATCGCTGGGCTGATACTGGGCCGGGTTTCGACAAGTACGTATCCGAGCGGGACTATGATCCCTTCGCGCAAGGCACCTTCTGGGGCAAGTTCCGCGCAAGGCAACCATATCTGCGCAACCGGGCTCTTCGTGTGATCCGCGGAACCCTCGGCCAGACACTCGATCAGATGGAGACGCGGCACTTCATCATCGACAGCTTCAACGGCCCCGGCACGGACGGCAATTACTCGATCGAGGCGAAGGACGTTCTCAAGCTTCTCGATGGGGACCGAGCACAGGCCCCGCGTGTCAGCCAAGGCTTCCTGACGGCAACGCTGGCAAAGGAGGCGACAACCGCCACGCTCAACCCGGCAGGTATCGGGAACCTCGAATATCCATCTTCTGGCTTCGCTGCCATTGGAGGCAAGGAGATTGTCGCGTTTACCCGCTCAGGCGACACGCTGACGCTGACGCGGGGGCAATATCAAACTGAGGCTGCCGAGCACGCGGCGGGTGATCGGATCCAGCTTTGCTTGCGGTACACGGGACAAGACCCGGCTGACATCATCGCAGACCTGATGGAGAACTACGGCGAAGTGCCGGGTTCGTACATTCCGGTCGATGATTGGCGAGACCAAACGTCCAACTTCCTGCGCAGGCAGTATTCGGCGCTCATTGCTGAGCCGACGAGTGTCCGCAAGCTGATCTCTGAACTAGTCGAGCAGGCGGCGCTGTCGATCTGGTGGGATGAAGTCGGCAAGCGTGTCAGGCTCATTGTCTTGCGCAGCATTCCTGACACGGCAGGCCGGTTCTACGATGAGAATATCATCGAAGGCAGCATGCGCATCCAGGAGCAGCCCAACAGCCGCATCAGCCAGATCTGGACTTACTTCGCACCGATCAACCCCCTGAAAAAGGTGGATGACGCCGACAACTACCGTTCAATAGCGGTGACGGTCGACGCGGAGGCTGAGAGCGATTACGGCTCGCCCGCCATCAAGAAGATATTCTCGCGTTGGATCCCTGCGGGCGGACGGCAGGTGGCGATGCGCGCGAATGACATTCAGCTTGGACGCTTCCGGAATGCGCCGCGCCGGTTCAGCTTTGAGCTATTCCGCTATGCGAGTGACCGACCCTTGATTGGCTCTGGCTATCAGGTGGAGGCGTGGCCATTGCAGACCGCTACCGGAGAGCCTGACACGATCCCGATCCAGTTTGTGAAAGTCACCCCGGATGCGGATTTCTATAAGGTCGAGGCCGAAGAGCTCCGTTTCGTTGAGTTCGATGAAGGTGACCTAGACAACCGTGTGATTGTCTTTGACGCGAACGTGTTCAACGTCAATCTCCGCACAACCCATGATCTTCTGTACCCTGCGCCGGTGAGTGGCGACGAGGTAACCTGCATCATCGAGACTGGAGCGATTGTCGGCTCTCAGCTTGAAGGCGTACCAGCCTTTGTGGTTGGGAGTTGGCCGTCTGGGGTGACACTCAATCTTCTAGTCCGCGGGCGCATCCAGGGGATGGGTGGCGCTGGTGGGCGGAGCTCTTCAGGCTTCGCTGGCTATGCGGCGGCGAAACCAGGAGGCACCGCTCTCTACGCGAGATACCCAATCAAGATCACAGTGTCGAACCAGATTTGGGGCGGCGGCGGTGGCGGTGGCGGCTCTCGTGGTGGTGGCTCTATTGGCTACGCTTCAGGTGGTGGCGGTGCTGGCTTCACCGGAGGGGCTGTTCTCGTTGAGCAAAGCAGCTACAGCGGGAATATGACCTCGCCGCAATCTGGCAGCCCATCTGCAGGTGGCGAAGGTGGCCTGATTTGGGGTACGTCAAACCCCTCTTACAGCATCCGTGGCGGCAACGGCGGCGGGCCTGGCCTAGCTGGAGGAACCGGCACAGGCTCCAATGCGGCCCACTCACCCGGCGCGGCCGCAGGTGCGGCTATAGACGGCGATTCATTCATCACTTTCACGAGCGGCGTCGGGGATATCCGCGGACCCCGGGTGAACTAAGCCAGCATGGATGGAGATGCATCAATGACGCTCTACGCGCTGGTGGAGAAGGGTTCGCTGGTGCGGGTCATGCAGCGGCCAAGATGGATCAGAGGCAAGGCCCCGGTCACTGACGAAGAGCTTGCGCAAGAGGGGATTTACCCGATCCTCGACAATCCGCCCGAGCATGATGAAGCAACGCGGCAACTGGTCCGCAATCCACCTGAAGAGTGGCGGGTCACAGACTATGGCGTTGTCGTCACGTACACGGCAGTCGGAAGGCCCGCTGATGACCTGAAACAGCGTTTCAGCGCGGCCATTCAGAACATGCTCGACACAGCTGCCCAGTCACGGCGCTATGACAGCGGGACGACGATCGCCACCTACGTCAACAGCTCCAACCCGCAATGGGCCGCAGAGGCTCAAGCCTTCGTAGCCTGGCGCGATGCTGTGTGGGTATACGCTTATTCTGAACTCGACAAGGTCTTGGCCGGCGAGCGCGAGATGCCGACAGTTCCAGATTTTCTTGCTGAACTGCCGGAAGTCGTCTGGCCAGAAGCCTAACGCCGCACCACCCCCATACCTCGACATTTTCTTGGAGGCAATCTTGTCCACCAACCCCATAGTCGTGACCTACGGGTCATGCATCGACCTGGATCTCGACTTCACGGACGAGGCAGGAGAGCCCGAGGATATTTCCGGCGACAGCTTCAGCGTGTTCGAGGCTTCGTCTGATGCCTTCGACGGCGTCGTGTTCACCAAGACCGGCCCCGAGAACGGCCTGCTGCATCTCTATCTCGATCCGGATGACGCGAAGAAGCTGAAGCTTGGCCGCGTGAACAGCTTCCGCGTGCGCCGCCTGCTGCCGGATGGCTGCGAAGACAACACTCCCCCAATCCTGGTGCAAGTCATATGAGCAAAGTTGTCGTTAACAACACGACCCGGACGGTCACTGTCACCAGCACGGGCAAGACCGGTCCCGTCGGCTTGAACTGGCGCGGCGAGTGGGCCGAGGGCGTCGAGTACCAGGCCCGCGATGCCGTCTATCACGATGGCTCGAGCTACCGCTGCGTCGAGGCGCACACGTCCAATGAGGTAGACGAGCCAGGGGCGTCGGACAAGTGGCAGGTGATTGCGCTGGGTTCTGACGTGGAAGGCGTTGCTACCGTTGCCGGCATCGCCGGGAGCGTCCAGACGGTAGCCGAGAACGCTGGGGCTGTGGCGCTTGCCGCTGAGAAGATGGGCGCCATCGAGGCTGCACCTCAAGCGGCCACTGATGCAAACAACGCTGCCGAGCGAGCGGAAACCGCAGCGCAGGACGTAGAAGGCGTTGCGGCGGTGGCGGCTAACTTGCCCGTCGTCTTGGCCGCACCTGGCTATGCATCTGCCGCCGCTGGGTCCGCTGCCACGGCAAGCGCCCAAGCCGATCGTGCTGAAGCAGCGGCTGGCAACGCCTTCGTGAACGCCAACGTTTACCCCGACGTGGCAACGGGGCGCGCCGCAGTTGCTGACGGCGAGCAGTTTCAGGTTCTCGTTGGCGATGAGTATGTCCGCTATCGACGGGATAGTGCATCGACGCAGACGGAGGTGGGGCGGTATCCTAGTTCGCCCGTCGTCAAGCGCGCCCAACTGGACGCCAGCGAGACGGCGCTCGCGGCCCGCCGCGGAGTGTCTGGAAGAGAACGGCCAAAAGCGGCGGTTGTCGTGCTCTTGGGCCAGTCCCTGAATGCGCCTTGGTCTACCGCAGTTGAAACCAAAGCTGCCCCTATAGCCAAGATACCAGTTGGCGGCTTAGCAATAACGACATGGGGCTACAACACGACCAATGCAGAGTGGACTGGGAACTGGAGTGAACTTGCATCTGCTGTAGACTTCACTGAGGGAGTCGGCCAGACACCAGCAAGCGGGATTGTCAACGCGTTGGCTGGCAGCAAATATTCTCGCGTCTACGTGGGCGACGCTGCGATCGGGGCTAGATCGCTACAGGTTCTGACCCGACTAGGGCCGATTACTAGCGTTAATGCTATCCTCCACCGTTTTTGTCAAATCGCCCATGAAGATGGGTACGACCCAGAAGTGATGTTCTATACGGCGCACGGAGAAGCGAATGCGGCGGCGGCCACTTCGGAAAACGATTACTTCGCCCTAGGCATGGAATATTACGGTAAGGTACAGCTTTATGCTGCACAGGCGATGCAGAAGCCCGGCTATCTTGCCCCAGTTGTGTTTACCTACCCGAACCAGACCAGCAACGGTGACGCAGGCCAGCGGGATATTGCCATCAAGGCGGCGATCAAACGCATTGCAGAAGCTCTACCGAATGCCATTAATCTTGGCCCCATCTACCAGTGGCCGATGGGGACGGATCGAGTACACCCACTCCCCGCGTCTTACGTGCTGCGCGGCGAAGCGGTTGGCAAGGTGCTCAAGGAGTACACCACGTTTGGTTCCATCTACCAGCCGCTCCGCATCACTGATGTGAGGCTAGACGGAACGGAGTTCGTCGCCACTTTCTCCGAACCGGTTGCGCGGGATGATACGACGCCATTCGGACAGAACCTGAATACGTCCTATGCCAAAGATGGCTTCGAGTGGGTCGACAACGGTTCGTTTATCGCAATCTCATCGCTGACTTACGAAGGGTGGAAGGTCAGAGGCGCGCTGGCGTCAGAACCAAGCGGGACGATGGACCAACAGGTTCTGCGGGTAGCATCACAGGCAACAGCGGCAACCCTCGCAAACGGTCCCGAAATCAACGCTGGCTCGCTGATCCGCGCTCAATCCGCTGGCTGGCCTTCAATCTACAACCCCTCCTACATCAACTACAAATGGGCCATGCCCCAATCGTATAACAAAGTGAGGCAAGGCTAATGATCCCCGCGAGAGACGTTCCGAGCTACGTTCAAGGTTATCGCTTTTCGGACGATCCCTACTTTTATGATGCCGCGCGCCAAGCCTTCCGCGACATGGCCGGTTACGGTGAGAGAGCCGAGCTACTCATCGACGTGGGCAGCCCGATCTTCGAAACCATAGATGGCCATCGCTGCCTGAAACTCGATAACACTTTCCACGGCGGCGGCATCATGCCTATCCCTTGGCACGGGTCGGTGGTGGTAGTTTGCAAGCCAATGTATTCGGGCGCAGGAACCACAGTCAGCGTGTACCCGCTTCTTTTCGGCGACGCCACGCTCCTGTCGAGTAACGGTGCTGTTTTGTTGCAGCATTTCGGGGGGGCGCGGCGTCTGTACTTCACGTCTCCTAGTTTCGCCCTCAACCAAGTTGATGCGCAGAACAACAATGGGCTCAGAGTAACAGGCTTCGCCTTGGATCAGGAGACGCGCCGCGCCTATTCTACGAAGG